ACAGGTTATAGAGGATTTAAGGGCGCGGTAGGTGTACTTCACACCCACCCCTAGAATAACACAATCACTTACAACTGCTTAACGTCATTCGTGGGGCAATCCACAGGTGATTGGGGGGTACAAATTACGTTGGGCACTTCCAATACAGCGTCTATGTAATCAACGATGTTTGGGTTTGGGGAATCTTTCATTCCATCGCGTAGGTTCACCAATCCGCGCTCAAGGGCATCAATTCTGTCGGCGGCTTGTGTCAGCAGGTGTACGCTTTCTCCGCCACCACGCGCTGCTTGACCTGCTTGATATTGCGCCCCTTGATAACGCAGCCTCTTTTTTAATGTTTCGCTGTCCAGTAACATTTCATCCTCCGTTTAAAGTTCGTGCCCAACCCTACGCTCCAGCGGGAGCCGCAAAAGCGCGGCCCCCTGAGCTACACGTTCGACCCCCTCTTGTTGATCTCGCAATTAGGTTCCGAGCAATGCGTTCCTTGCGTACTCCAACTAAGCACATGGAATCGCGCTCCGTCCAAAGTGATGTGCTTCTCTGTTCCATCCTTGTTGTACTCTGGTATATATCTTTCAAGGTCTGCGCGCATCAGTTCTATAAAAATTATTCCCATGTCATACTCCGTAGTATCGGTGTCGAACCCATCATTCAAGAGGGACGCTGCAAAAGCGCAGCGCCCCTTAATTCAAACGTTGGGTCACCATTGCTGCCCATGTATAGGGCACTTCCACCCACCGGTGAGAACGCCGCTTTTATTCTTACCGCAGTTACAATGCTCTGCCGCCCATACTTTTTCATGCCCGAAGGCGTGGTTCATCTTTCCGCGCAACGCGCACGCTGCCTCAAACTCCAAACCTCGGCGGAAACCTGCCCAATACGGCCCAAGAATTTTATTCAACCGGCGCAGTTCCCTGCGCTGGTTCTGCACTCGTTTACGCAGCGATTCAATATCGTCAGTGGCACTCATTTTATTTTCCCGTTAAACCAGCCTAACCCTGCGGTGAAGAGGGACTGAACGAAGCAGCCGTTCAGCCCCTTACCTTTACGTTGGGCACCACGCCAATGCACATTTTTAAATTTCGATGTCAATTTTAAAAACTGCTGCGATTTTTACAAAAAGTTCATAATCGAGCACGTATTGCAGCGCGTAGCCGTTACTCTCCACGGCCTTGAGTGCCACCGCTTCGGTGCGTAGCTCAGCAGGCACGTATCGCAGCGCGTAGCCGTCACTCTCCACGGCCTTGAGTGCCACCGCTTCGGTGCGTAGCTCAGCAGGCACGTATTGCAGCGCGCAGCCGTCACTCTCCACGGCCTTGAGTGCTGCATCGACTGTCAAAATTCCCATAAATTTCATTTTCATTTTTACTGCTCCTTTCGTGGGTTAAATTCTGCGCTTCTGGTTTTGAATATCACTGCCAGTTCCTCTCTGTGATCGAGGTTCTCGACGTGCTGGATTTGCTGCGACGCTTCGAGCAACTGTTCCTTGTCGGTCGCGTGGACAAGTCCGTGCGCGACCTGGGCGTAGGTGAGGCTCATGCCGTCGCTTCGGAAAACGCCTCAACCAGCCACCGCTCCGCATCCGCACGGCTTGCACCGAATGCGTCGGCCACGACCTCGATCATCTGCGCACGCGACGGAATGGGTGGGGTACTTTGGCGTTGGGCTACCGGTTGTTGCCCGGCTTGCGGCTCACTTTCGCTTACTTGCGGTTTCCCCCGTTGATCGTTGGTTTCAGCTTCAACCTTCGCCCGCGCCTTGACTTCTTCCTCTGCCCGGATGCGCTCGCGCTCAGCCTCCAACTTCGCGGCCTCGGCTTGCTTGTGCGCCTCGATGCGCGTAGTCACCACTAGTTTGAAATCGTCCATCGGCTTGACGATAATTTGCTGTAGATCAGAAAACAGGAACGACATCCCGGCTGCATTTTCTTTACACCAAGCCAGCTTCCCCCGAACATCCTTTGCCACGGCATCAGCTTCGATCTTGGCATTCGCCAGTACAGTATCGACAGCATCCTGCCATGCAGACACCAGCCGCTTACCCTTCATGGCCCCGGCGAAGTCCGGTTGAGGGAGAACCAAGCGGATCGGCGCAATCTCCGCCTCAAGCGCAATCGTATGCTTGAGGTATGTACCTTTTGCAATAGACAGGATCGCCAGCTTTTTCGATTCCTTCTCGCGCTCGACATCCTTCTCGAGTTTCAAAGCAGTCACGCGCAAGTCCTCATGCCATGCATCTATCATCCGCGCCGCTGCGCCGATGGTGAGCGTCTGTTCAAGCATCGCTTCCTTCGCCAACATGAGCTTCTTACCGGTTTCGCGGTACAGTTTTGCCGCCGCTTCTGCGTTTGAAAAGTCTTGGTCGGTGATTAGTTGCGCAGCGCGAACGGTTGCCAGCGAAGTTGCCAGTGCCCTGCCGAACTCATCCATGTTGCTGGCCGTAATCTCGCCGCGCGCCTGGATGAATAACGCGGGCAGCGCCACTATCGCATCGGCGATGGGCTTCTCTACGATCTCCGATGGCACATACGCGGCGAGGTCGCTAGCGAATTGTGCCCAGCCGTGCATGAGTCGTTGAAACCACTCTTGGTCTGGGTACACCGACATTTGCACTATTTTTTTGCGCGTTCCGTCCGATACGGCAAAGATCAAAAACTCCGCCCCAGTTACCATCAGGATTTGCTGGCATTGCGGCATGAATTCTTCTGGCAGTTCTTGTTGTTCAACGGCGGCAGCAAGTTCGGCATTCCATTGCTTGCATTCAAAAGCGGTATCGCCGCTGATTGTTAAACCATCGCAAGATGCCGACAGATTGCCTTCAGAGCACGTTACCGGGTATAAATCCTCGCCAATATCCGATTCCACAATCGAGCGCGTTAGTGCTTCGACTTCATGACCACGATCGAGGATGCGCGTCTGCACGAAGTCACTGAACTCTTTGGCGATGCCGGTGTGCTTCGCGTGGAGCAATTCATTGCGCGTGACCTTGCTCGATAGGCCGAGCATCGCAGCCGCCTCGCTTGCGCCGAAGTGGTCAAGGCGGAACTGGTGCCAGGCATCGCTGCCTTGCTGCAAGTTATATTTAATCATTTTCGTGGCTCCATGCATCAATAGTGAGTTCCTGACTTTCGGTCAGTGTGTACTTGGTCTTGATGGTGGCCAGCACTTCTGCCACTGGTGTTTTTGCTTCCACGATCTGCTTGCGCCAAGCCTTCGATTTCTTCTCGAACTCTTCGGCGGTGCATTCCGGCAACGCGATCTCTCCGGTGGATGCATCGACACCATCAGGCACCGGCGACCACTCCCCGGCAATCGCATCGTTCACATTCAACCCTTGCGCGCCGGTGACTGCGGCATTGTCCAATTCGACTGCGCGCACCAGATCAGCGGACATCGGCATGTATTTCAGCACCTGCAACAGCACGACCTTGCGGGCATACATTTCAAGATTTTCGAAGCTGTAGTGTTTTTCGCCGACCTTGTTGTACCTGTCGCGGTGTTTCTTGACGCGCTCGATTGACCAGACTTCGCTGATTACGATGTCCGAGCCTTTCACTTTGCCGCAGGAATAAACGTGAGTAGGCTCGCCATCGCCATGCGCGGCGCCGGGAACGTGCTCGCATTTTGGATGGTCGCCCAACTGATAGTTAAACAGGTCGCCCCTGTAAACTGCGCCCGTCCATACCGTTGCCTGACCAGAGCGGCTGACCAAATCGACCAACCCCTTCCAGCCCGGAATGAACTGGCACTCGTAGTGGCTTTCCCACTGATTGCCGACCTTCTTGCTGACCTTGTATGGCACCAGGTAAGCGCGGCCAAGCGTGTCCGGTTCGAGGCCGAGCTGCGATGCCTGAATCACGGCGGCGAACACGCTGCGCGGATCGCACTCTGCCAGCTTCGGTGTGCGGCGGAAGGCAGTGAGTGCGATGCGGCTCATGCGATCACCATCCAGGTGCTTCGGTAATGCGCGCTGTATCTCAGGCAGAAATGCCTTGAGCATTGCAGGAAAATCTTTTGGTGTTTTTGTTTCTGTGATTACGTTCGTGTTCATATCATCCTCACTGGTTGGTTATTGAAAGTTTTTCCTTGCTGCACCGCACAACCTGGTCGTCGATCACGACCGCCTGTCCATTCAGGCAATCAATCAGCGCCTGCTCCGCGTCTGGGGTGCTTGGATTAAAAACAGTTATCGCCGTTATCGCCAATACCGCGATCACCAGAAAATAAAACAAATGGTCACCGCGATTCACAGCACGTTCCTCGCGCGGAATCTTGCCGCCTTGCATGTGTATCCAGCCTGGCGGCAGCGGCGATACTCGCGGACGAACTTCACGACTGAGCGGCAATGCGCCTTCGTGCAGAGCCAGTCTTCGGCGAGCATCCGGCGCTGGCGTCCAGTCCACTGAGCGAGCGCAATCAGCCAGTCCGGGTTCCTGCGCCGGTGATAGATGCGGTTACTCATGCGAACAACCTATAAAGCGCCAGCCCCGCGATCAGGTACACGACGACGACGAAGCGCAGCCCAAACAGATCGTCGGCGCGCTGTCTGTCGCGCTGCATTTTTTCTATAAGTTTTGCGTGGTCAATCATGCTGTCCTCCTAGTAAAAGTTTTGGATGCCGTCGCGCTCGCCGCAATCGCGCTCACCGTTGAATTCCGAGCGCCCCTCTGCGCGATCCTGCCGGGCTTCCTGCCCCGCATCTATTTTTTGGTCGCGCAGATGTTCGGCATACGTTGCGGTCGGCTCGAACAGCTTGGCGTCAAGGCCGCACTTACCGCGCTCCGCGCGCACCGAATCGCAGTACGGACGTATCCCCGTGACCATCTGCCCGGTGACCGGCGACATGAGCGCGACCGCAGTCAACGCCGGGTGTCCGCATCTTGAGTAATCACCAAGTACGTCAACGTGACGCAACTCGCACCACTTGCAGTCTTTGCAGAATTTCATTTGTTCTCTCCTCAACGTTTCCGCGTTGATTTGCGGGATGGGATGCATTATGCATAAACGCCTATTGCTTGTCAAGCGGATACGCATATTTTGTGATATATTGCCCAAACAGGCCAGAAAACGGCTTTAACTCAGGAGGGAATCATGGAAACAGGACAAGAAAAAACCCGCAGGGGCGGGTTTGGTGGGAGAAGCTACAGGCTTACGGTGCCTTGCCTGGTCTGCCGGGTGATTCGCCGAGGGCTTCAAGTGCTGCGTTTATTCGCACTGCGATGCGAGCCTGTGCAGACAAGCCAAATTGGTCCGTGTCAGCGAGAATCCGCTCGGCAATCTCTCGAACTTTTACAGCGAGCTCATGCCTTGTGCCTTGAGCTCGGAGCAAAGCCAGAATCAGTTGCTCGTCCACCAAGCGATCCGCCGCAAGCTGTTTGACCATCTCGCTGATGGCAAGTATTTGTTGGCGTAGTTCCGCGTCGCTCATTAGTTGCAGTGGTTGTTGGCTGAATCAGGGATGGGCACATAGCCCTTGGACTTCATGCATTGCTCGAATAAATCCATCTGATCGCAGTTTCCGCCATTGATGCTTCGGGCATCGCGCGCGCATTCATAATCATCCCTGTCGAATTGTTTCTGGTCTACGTCACCGCGCGAGAATTCTGCCGGGTTTGGTAGCGCGCAAGCGGCGCAAACCAGACTCAGGACAATAACTGTAAATTTTTTCATCTTGGCACCCCTCAAAAATCGAACCGCAGCCATCAGCTTTGCTGCTTCCTGCGTTCTGGCCCGGTGTAGTGGTAATCGGGCGGGTTTTTTCTTCTGTCAACAACAAAGGTTGTGTTGCCCAAATTCCTTGCAGGCTGCTCCACAAGCGAGGTTGCAAATTTTAATAGTATATTTTTTTCTTGAACACCCAACTTTTCATGCACGGCAAGCCACTCGATCTCTTCTTGAGTGAGGCTTCTTTGTTCTTTCCCACCCTGGCCGGTGGCCAGCCAGTAAGCATCAACCTTCAACGCTCGAGCTATTTGGGCTATTTTGGTTGTCTCTTGCATGTCGCCAAGCTCAAGTTTGGAAATGACAGATTGATCTAGATCAACGATCTTTCCCAAACCTCCTTGAGTTAATCCGCGCAACTCGCGCTGAGATTTAATTCTCGCACCCAGTGACTTCATGTTTGCATTAAAGCGCAATTGCATAGGCGAATGCGCTTGACAACTGGTAGGCGTATATGCATAATCGCTCGTCATATGAACTATCAAAACAAAACACCAAAGCAACTGATCGTCGAAATCCGCGAAGTCTCGGATATGACAGATACCGAAATCGCATTGAAGACGCGCATGAGCCAATCGACTGTCAGCCGCCTTCGTAGCGGTGCTTTGACAGATACATCCTCTGAAAATTGGAGATCACTTGTGTCGTTATACATAAAAGTATCCAAGAAAGTCACC